CCACGCCATGACAGTGACAAAAGCGCTAAAGAGACTCTACTATGCTATTACAGGGGAAGCTGCAGGAAAAAACTCCTGCGTCAAGGTCATTAATGAGCTCGCTGATAACTGGCCTGAGGAATTTGTAAAGGCCGAGGCTGAGCTGCCCGCGTCTACTGCTGCTGATGCAGGCAAGGTCCTGACTGTAGGTGCTGACGGGACGCCTGAGTGGGCTGAGATCCCGTCGGAGACACCGGCAGAGCCCGCGGAAACGCCTTCGACCTGAGGGTAGGGGAGAAATGATCTGGCCTCTCTTGGTACTATACGTGCTGAGGGAGGCTTTTTCTATGGGTAAGAAGGGCGGCGGCGAGCGATACGACTGGGACGCGATCAAAAGAGAATACATTACGTCGAATATCTCAACAACAGACCTGGCAGAAAAGGTCGGTGTGAGGTACCGGACCCTTGCGGACAAATGTAGAAAAGGCGGATGGGTAAAGGCAAGGAAAGAGTACCGCGAGAAGGTGACAGAAAAATGTTCTGAGAAGGTGGCAGAAAAATTCGCAGAGGGCAGATCTGACATCCTTGCACGTGTGCTGTCGTCTGCGGACATATCGTCACAGAAGATCTCTGAGATCCTGGTGAGCGGAAAGCCGCTGAAGGCGACAGAGATGGAGCACTACATCAATTGCCTGGAAGGAATCGAGCGTATGGCCCGGAGCATCCAGGGGATCCTGACTGTGGCGCAGGAGCGGAAGCTGAAGATCGAGGAAGAGCGGCTGAAGCTGGAGCAGCAGAAAGCTGAGCAGAATGTGGTCGATAAGGACATCACCATCCGGATCGAGGGATACCAGGGAGAGTGGTCCGAATGATCGTCACTATTCCGGAGCCGAATGACAAGCAGAAGATCTTCCTGGCAGACAAGCACAAGTACATAGCATATGGCGGCGCGAGAGGCGGCGGCAAGAGCTGGGCTGTCAGGACAAAGGCAAAGCTCCTGGCCGGCAGATACCCAGGGATCAGGATGCTGATCGTGCGGCGGACGTACAAGGAGCTGGAAGGTAACCACATCACGATTCTGAAGTCAGAGACCTATGGCTGGGCAAAGTACAATGGCACATCCAAGACTCTGACATTCACGAACGGATCGACCATCGAGTTCATGTACTGCGCGAAGGACGGGGATCTGGACCGGCTGCAGGGGCAGGAGTACGACATCATCTTTATCGATGAGGCCACACACCTGAGCGAATACCAGATGAAAGCCATCACAGCGTGCTGTCGTGGTGTCAATAACTTTCCCAAGAGGGTGTACTACACGTGCAATCCTGGGGGCCAGGGGCATGCGTACATCAAGCGGGTGTTCATTGATCGCCGCTTCAACAGCAACGAGAGACCTGATCAGTATAACTTCATCCAGGCTTTGGTCGACGACAACACGGCCCTGATGGAAGCACAGCCTGAGTATGTGGAGCAGCTCGAAGCACTCCCGGAGAAGCTCAGGAAGGCCTGGAGAGAAGGCAGATGGGATGTCTTCGAGGGTCAGGTCTTCGGAGAGTTTGTCGACAATGAAGCGGGATATTTCAACCGGCGCTGGTCTCATGTCATAGAACCATTTGAGATCCCGCAGAGCTGGCAGATCCACAGAGGATTCGACTGGGGATACGCGAAGCCCTTTAGCTGTGGGTGGTATGCGATCGATCATGAGAACATCATGTACCGGATCAGGGAGCTGTATGGCTGCACCGGTGAAGCGGATGTCGGCGTCGAGTGGACTGTGAACCAGGTGGCAGACAAGATCGCTGAGATCGAGGGGACTGATCCGCTGCTCAAGGGACGGAAGATCCTGGGGGTAGCTGATCCTGCCATCTTCTCTGAGAACGGCGGTGAGAGTATAGCCGAGACGATGGAGAAGTACCGGGTGTACTTTGAGCCGGGGGACCATGCGAGGATACCGGGGAAGATGCAATGTCACTACAGGCTGGCATTCGATGAGCAGGGCAAGGCGATGTTCTACGTCTTCAACACCTGCAGGCATTACATCCGGACCGTGCCGGCGCTGATCTACTCTGAGACGCAGGTCGAGGATGTGGACACCAAGATGGAAGACCATATCTACGACGAGTGGCGGTACGTGTGCATGGCAAGACCTATCGCACCGAGACCGAAAGCGGTACGGAAGCGGATAGATCCTGCGAATGTCGAGGATCCTTTGAACATGATCAAGGAACGTGAGGAGCGGCTCAACCGGCCTTACGACTACATAAAGCTGTTTTAGCGAAGGAGATACACATGGACGAGAACAGAGTGATAGGCGAGGATCAGGTCAAACTGGCGAATGAGATCCTGGCCAAGTACAAGCAGGGCAAGCGGTCGATAGATCAGAAGGCCACCAGCAATCAGCAATGGTGGCGTCTGCGTCACTGGGATGAGATCAAGGAAGACCAGGCGGTCAAGGAAGACCAGGAGCCGGTGTCCGCGTGGCTGTTCAACAGCATCATCAACAAGCATGCGGATATCATGGATAACTTCCCGGCACCGAACATCCTGCCGAGAACAGAGAAGGATGTCGAGGAAGCTGAGAGTCTGTCTGAGATCATACCGATCATGCTGGAGCAGAACGCGTATGACCTGGTATACAGCAGGGCTGCGTATGACTTCCTGATCGATGGTGGCTGTATCACCGGCGTCTTCTGGGATGCCACGGCCAATGGCGGCGCGGGATCCAATCTGATCAAGAACGTGGACGTGCACAATCTGTACTGGGAACCGGGCATCGATAACATCCAGGACTCCAGGAATCTGTTCAACGTCACGCTTGAGGACGCAGAGGTCATGAAGGCTGCGTATCCGGAGTATGCGGACAAGCTGGAGCCGCAGGATACTGGCCTGGTGGATAAGTATGTGCACGACGACAATGTGGAGACTGATCAGAAGGTCGAGGTCGTGGACTGGTACTACAAGAAGGTAGTCATGGTCGCCGGCATCGAGGATGATCGAGGCAACGTCCTGTATGCGAATCCGAAGACGGTCCTGCACTACGTCAAGTTCTGCAATGATACGGTCCTGTATTCGTCAGAGGATGATCCGGAGTACGCTGAAGCGGGATACTACCAGCACGGCCTGTATCCATTCGTGATCCGTCCGCTGTACCCGGTCAAGGATTCCCCGTGGGGCTTCGGATTCATTGACGTCATGAAGAGCCCGCAGAAGTTCATCGACGTGATCGACAGTGCGATCCTAAAGAACGTGCTGATGAAGGCGAGGCCAAGGTTCTTCGCGAAGAGGAATGCCGAGATCGACACAGACAAGTTTGCTGACTGGTCTGAGCCATTTGTCGAGGTATCAGGGTCCAACCTGGATGACCTGATCAAACAGATCGAGATCGATACCATTCCCCAGGCGGTCATGCAGTACCAGCAGGATAAGATCACCGAGCTGAAGGAGACATCCGGTAACAGGGACTTCTCGCAGGGGTCCACAGTATCCGGAGTCACAGCAGCATCGGCCATCGCATCCCTGCAGGAAGCTGGAGCCAAGATCCCCAGGGACATCAACAAGACATTCTATCGCGGTCATGAGCAGGAAGTGCGGATGATGGTGGAGAACATCAAGCAGTTCATGGATCAGCCGCAGACATACAGAGTGGACGACGGTGCCGGCGGATTCTCGTTCGTGACCTACGATAACAGCCGTATCCGCGACTCCATCTTCGATATCAAGATCGTGGCGGAGAAGCAGTCACCATTCTCCAGGGCTGCACAGAACGAGACCGCGAAGGAGATGTACTCAATGGGATTCTTCTCTCCGGATCAGGCACTCCCGGCTCTGGCATGCATCGACATGATGGAGTTCGAGGGCAAGGACAAGGTCAAGGAGAACATCCAGCAGAACGCCACATTGATGCAGCAGATGCAGGCAATGGCACAGCTCATTACGGAGCTCGACATGGCAGGCATCGCACCAGGGGCAGCAGCAGCGGTCGGTCTCGCAGAGGCACCGTTGGCTCCGCCGCCGGTAGAGGAAGAGGCTGCACCAGGTCCGGACTTCGAGGGCACAGCAGAGGAGCGGGCCGCGAGGATGGCTCACAGGAATGACACGTCAATGATGGCCAATGCCAGGATGCGTGCAGCACAGCAGGCGTCGATAGGGTAGAGATATGACAAAGGTAATGATCAACGTACCAGAGGATGGGGGAGACCTGTTCTTCGAGGTAGATAATCACGCGGGTGACATTGGCGTATGTGCAATGGCGTCAGCCTTAGCGAATGTCATGGCCATCCGTGCGTGGAAGAAGGGATACGACGTGGAGAAGTACGAATCCGGGCATGTGAAGATCGTGATTCCGATTCCGGATATCACCACGTGCCACGTTGCTGAAGCGGTCCAGGACGCATACATGGCGCTGGCGGATTCCTTCCCGGACCACGTCAAGGTGTACTGAGCGAAGGGTGGGGAGAAATATCTATCCCGCTTTGCTATAGTTAATTCACGAAGGGCTCGCATCCATAACTGCAGAGAGGAAAAGAAATGAAATACAAACTGAACTGGCATCTCTTCGATGAAGGCGGAGATGCATCAGGAGCCAGCGCGTTCATGTCATCCATTGGCATGAGCGATTCCGACATTCCAGGCAATGGAGACCGGGTGGAATACGGTTTACCAGAGGCCGGGGGTGAGGACGATCCAGTCGGCGAGGATCAGAACGAGGGGAAATCCCTTGAGGACGAGTTTGCCGAGCTCATAGGAGACGGTGGCAAGTACGAGGAGCTGTACAACAAGAGGGTCGCGGATACGATCCAGAACCGGTTCAAGAATCAGACGCAGTGGCAGAACGTGACCGCTGCATACGAGAACGCGGTAGCTCCGTTGTTTATGCACTACGGTCTTGAAATCGGTGATGTTGAAGGATTAGGTCAGGCGATAGCGTCGGACAACGACTACTACACCAGGGCCGCTGACGAGAGTGGAGAGACACCGGAACGCTACAGGGAGAACCTGATGCTCCAGCTCGATGCACAGCGTGGACGCACGATGGCAGAGCAGTTTGAGCGGGAGCAGAAAGAGCGGCAGGCATGGGATCAGTGGGAAGGTGAGGCTGAAGAGCTGAGGACATCTTTCCCGCACTTCAATCTGTCTGCTGAGATGGAGACCAATGAAGAGTTCGCGAACATGATTCGGAACGGGATCTCCGTCAAGAATGCATTCCTGTCCACACACATGGACGACATACTGAACGGATCACAGGAATACGTCCAGCAGTCAACCAGGGAGCAGGTGGCACGCACACTCACGAGGAATGCGCGCAGACCTGTAGAGAACGGCATGAGTCATTCGCCGGCGGCGGTAAGAAGATCAGATCCTTCCAAGCTAAGCAACAGCGATTTGGACGAGATCCTGAGAAGAGTACAGAATGGAGAGTCATTCCGCTTCTGATCTCGTCGGAAGGGAGACTACAATGTTCAATAGAATTAACTGGTATCTGTTTACGCCGACAGACGACGAAACAGGACTGAATTTTAACTATACCGGACAGACAGGATCCGGGCAGGACCTGTCTCCGGAAATGAAGACCTTCTATGACAAGGTCCTTATCAGACTGGC